CTTTCACAAGATGCCATCGACGAAAGCCGTGCGCCTGATAACGCGGCTGGGCAAGCTCTTCGGCGATCCGCTGCTGCGTCTGCTTCTGGGAGCTGGCGGCAAGATGGTGAAGATCGAGGAAGTGAGTCCGGTCGAACTTGATACGCTCGCAACCAAGCTGCAATTCTTCGAGCGGCTCAACGATGATGACCTCGTTGAACTCGAACGCATGGTCTTCCCCTATGTCTGGCTGAACAAGCAGCGCATCTTCGCGGGAATGGATACCGATCTGGACACGAAGTTCGACGGCTATGAACTCGACAGTCTCACGGTGCTATGGGAGGCGGTCAAGTTCAATCTCTCCCCTTTTTTCAGCGCAATCAGCTCACGTTCCCCCGCCGCGTTCACAATGACGGAATCGTCATAGAAAGCGCGAACATCGACTGGTACGTCATGCGACCAGTCATGCGCAACCCGCCGCTCTGCACTCTGCACGAACTCTCCAATGGAACCTATTCACTCGACGACCTTGCAGACTTTCATGAAGCCATGGATGAAGAAGAGGAATACCTTCGTCGCTTCCATGAACGCGAAGAAGCAAAGATGAGAAGGGCGACCCGTGGCTGAAGGCACGCTGCTGCAGACCTTCTTCTCGCGCCTCGGCTTCGAGGTGGACGCGAAGGGACTGAATGAGTATCAGGACAAGCTCGTCGATCTGTCGAAGAAGATGCTGGAGTTCTCCGGCATCACGGCATTGTCAGTCGGCGGCTTGTTCGCGCTGACCAAGGAAGCGACTCGTCCGCTCGCAGAAATTCAGCGCATCTCCGAGACCTATGGCATCGCCACGGAAGCGATCGCGACTTACAACCGCATGGGCATCGAGTTCGGCATCACCACGGAAAGCATGACGAACTCGCTGGTGACACTGCAGAAGGTTGTGCAAGCGGTCGCGATCGGACAGGGACGCTTTGCGACCAAAGCTCTCCAGCAGTACGGCATCACCGTGAAGGACGCGACTGGCAAGGTGAAAGACCTGCGGGAGTTCCTCGGCGACGTAGCGGAACGCATGACGACGATGACGGCTGGTGAGCGCAACCTGCTCGCTACTCGTCTGGGCATCGATCCCAGCATGATCAGAATGCTTCGTAATGGGCGCGCAGAGTTCGAGAAGCTCTACGACGAAGCCAAGAAGGGACTGCCGTTCAAGGCTGAAGACTACAAGAAGGCAGAAGACTTCGAGGTTGCATTCAACAAGGCGAAGCGCGCGCTGGGCGTGATCACGGCGACGATCGGCTTGTCGCTGATGCCCATGTTCCAGAAGGCGATGACCAGCTTCCTGACGTGGTGGCATCAGAACGGCGAAGCCGTCATGCAGCGCATTCATTACTGGGTTGGACTCTTCGCTTCGTCAGCCGAGAACATACTCACCTTCATCGGCGAGCTGACCGGAAAGACGAACGTGCTCTCGACGGCGATGAAGCTGCTGGGCGCTGCGGTTGGAGTTCTAGTCGCGACGCAGCTGGCTTCATGGGTGCAAAGTGGAATCTCTGCCATCGGTGGGCTTGTCGGCAGCATAGGTTTGCTCACCAAGTACTACAAGGGTCTCGCTACTGCCCAAGAAGAGGAAGAAGCCGCTGCATTGATAACAAACCTGTGGATACTCGCCATCGTCGCCGCGATCGCGCTGCTGGCGGCAGCGATCTATCTGATCATCGATGACTACGAAGCATGGAAGAAGGGCGGCGACTCGGTCATCGGCGCGATCCTGAAGAAGTTTCAAGGTGCGAGCGAAGCCACGAAACGTTTCTGGCTGGCGGTGAAGGATACAGCACTCACCGTCTGGAATTTTCTCAAGTCGCTGTGGGGATACGCGGCTGATGCATTCGGCGAAGCGTTGCGGGATGTGGGCAATGCATGGGTTGCATTGTGGCCCATCATCAAGCCTGTCCTGATCGCGATCGGCGTCGCGATCGCTGTAGTCATCGCGATCATCATCGGGCTGGCGGCGGTTATAGTCTGGGTTGCGGCGAAGGTCATCAGTCTGGCTGCGAAGATCACCGAAGTCCTGTACAAGATGATCTATTCGCCGCTCGACGCGCTGAACACAGCGTGGGAAGCGTTGAAGCACTGGTGGGATGAAGCTGTCGCCTTCTTCCTCGACGTAGTTCCGCAACTGGCTCACGCTGTCTCTGATGTCTTCCTGAACATCTTCAACGTTATCGGTCAGCTGTGGATCGACAGCATCGGTCACTGGATACTGAAAGCCGTCGGCTTCATCGGCGGCATCGCCGGGAAGGTCAAGGCATTCTTTGGATTCGGCAAGGAAGGCGAGAAGCTGGACGCCGACAAGATAGCAGAAGAGGCGAAGAAGGATTGGGACAAGCAGACGCGCGGCGCTGCCAAGGAAGGGAAGGAATCGAAGGCAGCTAGGGAACGCACGGAAGCACCGCCACTGACAGCAGGTACAAGCGGCGTAGGCGGTCCGCCGCCGGGAACGATCCCAGAGCTTCCTGCGCCGGGAGCAAAGGTCGCAGCCGGAGTCCAGACCATCGCAGCGCGCGGGATCGCCCAGCAGCGCAGCGAGCGCGGTGTGCAGGTAGCTCCTGTTCCTACTCGCGCTAACGTGGTTGCGATGCCGACAGCAGCGCAAGCGATGACAACCAGCCACATCGATGCATCACAGCTGAACTCGAATAATACAGAAGTCAAGGCGACGATCAACGTGGCAACGCCGGAGGAAGCTGGCAGGGCTTCGGTCGCACTCACCAAAGAAGGCGACAACAAGAAACGTCATCAGCAGTCGGCACGCATCCTGCAGCCGATCGCTTCGCACTGATATGGGCGCACTGGGTCTCGCAGATTTCGCGGCTCCGCAAGTCACGATCATCCACTCGATCGAGAGGCTCACCTTCGATGCAGTGCTAACCGAGAGCCATCAGTCACAGCTGCAGGTCACGAGCAATCCGGTCGAGACTGGCGTGATGATTTCTGATCACTCCTTCATGCAACCATTGAAGGTGACGATCACCGCTGCAGTCAGCGATCTGAAGATGCCGAGTGGCAGCGCAGACTATGACGACGCATCCAGCGGTCGCGCTCGTCGCGCCTTCCAGCTGCTGCAGGAGCTGCAAGCGAACACTGCGAAGGGCATCGTCGATCCGTTCAGTGTTTCGACCGGACTGCGGCTCTACCAGAAGATGGTCTGCGTCGGCATCACGGCGCGACAGGATGCCGATACTGCTTCATTGCTGAGCTTCGATGCAGACTTGCAGGAGATCATTACCGTATCAACGCAAGCCGTCACCTATACCGCGCCCAAGCCGATGCCGGGGAAACCCAAGCTACAGGCGAAGCCAGTTGTTGAGAAGGGACCGGAACAGCCGAAGCCGCCGCCCAGTCCCGGCTTGGTGAAAGGTGCGTGGAACTACGTGACCGGGAAACACTAGATGCCTGTCCTGCTTCCAGTGGCGAGCGAGAAGGAACGATTCACTACCCAGCTGGGCGTCTGGTCGCTGACGTTCTACCTGTACTTCAACGTGCGATCGCAGCTCTGGATGTTCGACATGACCGATGCGCTGACTGGCGAGCCGCTGCTGCTTGGTCATCCTGTCGTACTGGGGCAGGACTTTCTGGAGCCGTACATCATGGGCATCGGCGCGATCTTTGCCTACGACACGACTGGGCAGCATGCCGAAGCCACGCCGGACGATCTCGGCGATCGCGTGCTGCTGCCGTACCTGACGCCGGATGAAATGGCAGCGCCATGAGCGTCAACTGGCTGCGCGTCTGCAAGCTGGTTGTCGGAGCTGGCGGCACTGGTCTGGACTTGAGCGAGCTGCGCATCTCGTTCGAGATCATCAAGACCATCGAAGCCCAGCCGAACACCGCCACCATCAAGGTCTACAACCTGACGCGCGAGCATAACGACACCATCAACGAAGTCTATACAGACGTATTCCTGACGGCTGGCTATCGCGACAATGCGGCACAGATTTTCGCTGGCAACATCCAGTTCGTCTCACACTACCGCGACCAGACCGACTACATCACCGAGATCACGGCTGGCGACGGCGATCGCGATTATCGGCTCGCCTACGTCAACGAAACTCTGGCAGCTGGCGGAACCGACATGCAAGCGGTTGACATCTGCTGCAAGGGCATGACGACAACGAAGGGAGTGATCCAGTTGAACGGCGGCGCGCGGTTGCGAGGAAAGCCACTCTGCGGACACGCGCGCGACGTGCTGACGCAGATCGCGCGGACGAATGGATGCAACTGGTCGATTCAGGATGGCGTTCTGCAGATGATTCATTCCAATTCGATGCTGCCGAACGAAGCGATCGTGATCTCTGCCGACACCGGATTACTTGAAGCCGCAGAACGAAACGACAAGGGCATAGCCGCGAAGACCTTGCTGAATCCGCAGATCGCCATCAATGGCGCAATTCATCTCGACAACTCGGCGATCGTGCTGAAGATGCAGAAGCAGAAGACACTGGGCGCGCAGAAGCCAAAGACGACGCCTGTCCAGACCAACAAGGACGGCATCTACAAGGTGATTAAATTGACTCATCGCGGCGACAACCGCGACAACGAATGGTGTACGGAAGTCGAGTGCATCGGTCTCGGACAACCTATTCCGGCGTCGCGCACCGCAGCGCAGCCGGGAGGTGTGCCGAACGAAGGTCTCGCGCCGGAAGATATGCTGCCGCAATAATGGCGATCGACATAAAGGCAATCAAGCAGCGTCTGAAGGAAGAGCAGACGACCAGTGTCTTCGAGCAGATACTGGAGACGCACACGCACGCGAAGCTGCTCGATGTTCATACCGCGATCCCCGGCATCATCGACTCCTTCGATCCACAGAAACAAACGGCGAAGATCAAGCCAGCCGTCAAGCAGTTCTATGCGCCTGACAACGCCGATCCTGTATGGCAGGAGCGAGCCGTGTGCGAAGACGTGCCTGTGATCTTCCCCGGCTCCGGCGACTACGCGCTGACCTTCCCGGTCAAGCAGGGCGATGAGTGTCTGCTGATCTTCTGCGAGCGGTCGATCGACAACTGGAACGAGAAAGGCGATGTGCAGGAGCAGTCAGACTATCGCCAGCACCATGCTGCCGACGCGATCGCGATCGTCGGTCTGCGCTCGCAGCCGAACGTGTTCGACAACTTCGACAACAGTCACGCGCAGCTGCGCTCGAAGGATGGCTCGACGCTGATCACGCTGGACAAGGGCGGCATCGTCACTGTCAAGGCTGACACTATCAAGCTCGACGGCGATGTTGAAATCAGCGGGAACGTCAGGGCTGATAAGGGAGCAGTGTTTCACGATGATGTCACGGCGCAGAACACTTCCGTGCATACGCACGTACATAGTGGCGTCCAGTCAGGCGGCGCTACGTCAGGACCACCGCAATGAGTTTATTTAGTAATGCGCACGAGTTGGCAGTGTCCTTCAAGACACCGCTCAGAGTCGAACTGGAGCTAATCAACCCTGTTCAGCCACCGAAAACAATCTGGGAGCTGGCGGCTGGCGGCATGACCATCAAAGGAGAAAACATGAGCAGCACAATGCAAGCTGGGAGTCTAGCTGTTGTATCGGTAGCGTGGAAGGATGAAGCCGGGAATGCGGCGAAAGTTGACGGCGCTACAACATGGAAGTCAAGCGACGAATCTGTCGTGAAGGCAACCGTCTCGACTGGAAATTCGCTGATCTGCAATCTCGAATCGCCGGGAAAGATCGGTAATGCATCCGTACAGGCGACCGCCGATGCCGACTTGGGCGACGGCGTGAAGACCGTCACGTCAGTGCTTGAAATCACCGTCATCGGCGGCGAAGCAGTGGGCGGCGAGATCACGTTCAAGGAAGGCGGATCGGGACCGAGTTCACCGGGAGGCGGCGGCGGCGGATCGAAGCCACCGACTGGCGGATCGAAACCGGGAGAAGGTACGGGACCAGCGCATCCGATACAACCCACTGTTCCGACACCGAAGCGGTAAGGCTGGATAAGAGTCCATGATCACGCGGCGTCTCGATGAGAGCTTCGACATGACGTTCGGCCATGGACTCACCGATTTCCTGACCGAGACCGATGCGATCGGGCAGAACATCAAGACGCGACTCCTGCTGATTCTGCCTGAGTGGTTTCTCGACATCACCGAAGGGACGCCGTGGCGATCAATCCTCGGCGTTCGCTTCGATCGCAACTACAGCGAAGCCGCACTGCGCCAGCGCATCCTCGAAACGGATGGCGTGACAGAGATCACCGCGTTCTGGCTGACCGCCGACTCGTCTACTCGCAAGGCAATTCTGAGCGTGACCGTCAAGACAATCTATTCGACTCTCGTCAGCGTACAGGTGGGCGTATGAGCAACGTCACTGACAACGGTTTCCAATGCGATGACCTTGCAACCATCTTCGCCAATCTCCAGACAGCAATGCGCACCATCTTTGGGCAGGACATCGATCTCGATCCTGACACGGTTGACGGACAAACACTCGGCATCTATGCGGAGAGCAAGGCAGACTCTGACCAGCTCGCGCAGGACGTCTACAACTCATGGAACCCGCAGACGGCGACTGGCGTCGCCCTGTCGCGCGTCGTCGAATATAACGGCATCCTGCGCATACCGGGAGAGCCATCACAGGGAACTGTGACCTGCACTGGCAGCGCAGGAACGCACATCCCGATCAACTCACTGGTTCAATGCACAGCCAACAGCGAGAACTTCATCACGATTCAGGATGGCTACATCGGCACGTCAGGCACGATCGATCTGTCGGTGCTCAGTGTCAACGTGGGCGCGATTCAAGCGCCAGCCGGGACACTGACGAAGATCATGTCGCCTGTCTTCGGCTGGCAGACGGTGACCAACGTACAGCCAGCCATCACCGGACGCGATGAAGAGACCGACGAAGAGCTGCGCATCCGGCGAGCTGCATCGACCGCGACGCCA